CCGTGGGTATTTCAGGGGCTGGGAAACAATGCTTCTTTGGTTCAGTTTGGGTACTTCGGTTTGGGTACTTCTCCGGTGCAACTAGGGTCTTGCTGTACTACTGAGGATCAGGGGATTGGGTTGGCTGTCTTCTTGCGGCGCTTGGTTGCCAACTCAGGCCAGATTTGCCGCCAGGTCGCTGGCAGGAGTTCCTTGCGAGTGGCTACACCACGCTCCTCAAGGAGCGGAGCCAGACGGATTAGCTTGTCATCTGGGATTCCGCAGCTTCTCCAGCCGATGACTGATGGCGGCTTGATATCGAGCAGCTTGGCAACCGCAGTCGGGCCGCCTAGCAGTTCGATAATTTCGCTCGGTGTCAGGGTCATTTGGCTCTCTTTGTTAAACATGCTTAACACCATCTTAGGTGAAACTAATGCTGATGTCAATAGCCACTCCTAACGGCAAAGCCGATAGCATTCCGGAAATGTCTACCCTTGCAGAAAGAATCAGAACAGCGATGGACGAGTCAGGTGTGACTCAGGCCGAGCTGGCGCGCGCGTGCGGAGTCAAGCCGCCAAGTGTTCATGGCTGGCTCAGCGGAAAGTCGAAGTACCTGCGAGGCGAGAACCTGTTGCAGGCAGCGCAAGTATTAGGAGTGAATGAGGACTGGCTTGCCAACGGGCGTGGCGAGATGAAGCGAGGAGCCCGAAATCAGGGGGTGCCGACTTCTAACTGGTCGAAGATGCTTACCCCTGTTGCGGAAACGGCACAGGAACAACGGTTACTTGTGGCTTACAGGTTGAGCGACACTGATGGCAAGGCTGCGCTGGACGCTATGGTCGAGAGGCTGATGCAGCGTACCAACGTGGACAGGGCGACTGGGAACTAACGATAGCCTGGGTTTAGCCCTCTCTTCTGGGTACAGTTGCCGGAAATCCCTCACAAGATCCCTGATTAGGTCTCGCCCATAGGCGTTCATGTGCTCCAGGTCGTCTCTCAGCTCTTCAAAGTAGTCCATCGGCGCCTCCAACGCTCTGCTTTATGCAATAAATATATGCTGAATCCATATTCTCTTGGGCAAATTTCTAAGCGAATGCTACAACGCAAATTGTCACAAGATGTATCTGCGTCGATCTGGATAGGCGCGGGGGCTGGGCGCTTTGACGAATTCGTAAGCAATTGATGCCAAATTGGCCTGTAGGGTAGGTCCTACGTAGATATCGAACATCATTTTACTCATATTTACACGCTCAAGCGTAATTTTTGTTGCAACGCAGAATTTTTGTCGTCTCAAATAGTACTGTATGGATGTACAGTGATCTTAGTCTAGTTTAGTGTTCTTAACAACCGAAACGGAGCAGAGGTGGACATCTTTAACGGAGCGCGACGTATCGCCATACTAGGGGCTGCGGTGCTCGCCATTGGTGGCGCGGCTGGCGTGTATGAGACCAAGCCGGATGTAGTACTGCACTACAAGATCCCGGAGTTCGGCTCTAGTGGGATTCGCGCAACAGACTGCAACTACGGTGTTGATGCACGCTCTAGCGAGAGCTACGAAGGCCGAGATGGCAAGAAGTTTTCGATTGAGTTTTGCTTTGCTGCCTCTCGTGCAACCAATGGCAAAATGCTCATTCCGTATAAAGCGGTAGGCGACTACACAATGATGAACACCCCCTACTCTGCTGAGGTAAGAAGCTATATCGATGGCTTCAAGGCGGTGATGTTCGCGCCATCTCGTGCCGACTACCAGGAGGCCGAAGAAGCATATACGAAGCAGCTTTGGGCCAAGCGCGCAAAGATGATCGGCGGGATTGCCCTGAGCCTGGCTGCTTATTGGGCCTGTATTTGCGCCATAGGCTGGGCAGCTCGCGGCTTCGTCAGCAAGTCCAAGAAGATCCCTGCCACCCCGGAGCAGGTAGCCTCTTCAGAGAGCTAACAAGCTCACTCAGCCTCCCAAGAGCCCGCCGCGAGCGGGCTTTTTCTCGTCTATACAACTGATCGGATGCAACTTTCAAAAATATTTTTTAGAAAGTTAGGAGTAGCTATTGACACTTAATTAGCCGTGGCTAATAATGGAGTCATTGAAACGAAGCCATAACTAACAGACGGGGGGGTGATGGCATGGATTGACACCACCGAGCGCCGGGACCGCGCAGCAGAGCAGGAAACCGAGATGTACCACCAGCTCTACGACGCAGAAGACGACAGCCGGCGCACTGAATGGCAAGAACAGTTTGACAGCATCCCCTACCGCAGCAACGGGGCCGACATACATAGGATCGTCATGCAGAGGATGGGAGCGATGAACGATTGACACTTTTACCGAAGCCCTTCACCTCGGAACACAACGTGAGGGTTGCCCTGATCTCGGGTAAGGAAATAGAGGGAGTGGGATCTCAAATGCCCTGGCAGCCTGGAACAGACAGGCACTACACAGAAGCGCGATGCAGCCGGCCGAAAGGCATAAACGAATCGTTGACTGTAGCGCTGCCTACTCAAGTCAACGGTCTGGAACTACGCCAGATGACACCTCGGAAAGACGCGGGCGCTTCTGTGTAGGACAAGTCCATCACGGAGGAAGACATGAAGCGAGCACATCGCAACGCAATGCGGGAGCAAGCACGCAGACAGTGGGATTACGTGGAAGGCAGCGAGGCGAACGAAGCGCTCGACTGGCACGACGAATGGCGCGGCAAGGTATGGACGCCGAGCCCCGAGCTGGTAGCCGAGATGAAGTCTCACCGCGAAGCAAACCCAAGTTTGCCATTTTAACGAGGAAGCCATGAGCGACACTAAGAACATTTACGCGGCATTTGTGAAGGCACAGCAGGAGTTCGCTCCGGCGCTGAAGTCTTCCAGCAACCCACACTTCAAGAGCAAGTACGCCGACCTGGCTGCGTGCGTCGAGGCGGTGATTGATGCCCTGAACAACCACGGCATTGGCCTCGTACAGCGCCCTATCCCTGATGAGCGCGGCGTGACCATCGAAACCGTCTTTGTTCACGAGTCCGGCGAAGAAATGAACGGCGGCCGCATGAGCGTCCCGGCCAGCAAGCAGGACCCGCAGGGCTACGGTTCTGCCGCAACGTATGCCCGTCGCTATGGCCTGATGGCTGCATGTGGCATCGCTCCGGAAGACGACGACGGCAACGCGGCTACCAAATCGGTGCGCGAGCAGAAGCCGGACAGCGTGTCCCTGGCTAACGCTGTGCAGGCCATCAAGGCGTCCAAGACCGTTGATGAGATTGGCGCGCACCTGAAGGCGGCGGTTGCCCTCTTCCCAAACAGCAAAGACGCCCTGACGAAGCATGCCAGCGAGCGCAAAGAACATCTTCTTAAACAGCAGGAGCAACCAGCATGAACGTAATCGCAGTCTCGGGCAACCTGACCAAAGACGCGGAGGTGCGCTACCTCCCGAACGGTGGAGACGCCGTTTGCAGTTTCTCCGTCGCGGACAACCAGGGCAAGGATAAGCCGGCCATCTTCTGGAACTGCAGCCTGTTCGGCAAGCGCGCCGAGTCGCTGTCGCCCTATCTGACCAAGGGCAATCCGGTCACGGTCACTGGCACCGTTACTGAGCGCAAGTGGACGGACAAGGACGGCATTGAGCGAGCATCCCGCGAAGTGCGCGTGAACGATATCGCTCTGCAAGGCGGTCGCCAAGGCGGCGAGACTGCCGCCCCGCGCGCAAGTCAGCCTCTCGACCGCGAGGCAGCACGCAATCGCCAAGCTGCCGTATCGCGTGGCGAGCCGGTAGAAGACCAAGACATCCCGTTCTGACCTAAATACGGAGGCGCGGTCTAGGCCGCGCAATAACGATGAGCATCCCTACCCTGTTTGACATCGCAAAAGAATACCGCGACATCGCCAACGTCCTGATGGATACCGAAGTCGATGAGCAGACCCTGAGCGACACCCTGGAAGGTGAGCGCTGGTCGCTGGAACTGAAGGCGCAGAACTACGGCTTCGTGATCCGCAACATGGAAACGACCGCTGCCGCTATCAAGGAGGCAGAAAAACAGATGGCCGCCCGCCGCAAGGCTCTGGAAGCGCGCACCGCCTACCTGAGCGAGCGCCTGAAGCTGGGCATGGAGATTGCCGGCGTAACCGAACTCTCCTGCCCCCACTTCGCTATCAAGATCAAGCGCAACCCACCTAGTGTGGACATCTTCGAGCCGGGGCTGATCCCTGCGGAGTTCATGCGCCAACCTGAGCCGCCGCCCGCCGTGCCCGACAAGGCAGCGATCAAGGCTGCAATCCAGGCTGGCCGCGAAGTGCCCGGCGCACTGCTCGATTCCGCAACCCGACTGGATATTCGTTGACGATGCGGATCTGCTCTCACGAAGGCTGCGACACCAAAGCCAGGTCGCGCGGGATGTGCAGTAAGCACTATGAGAAGTGGCGGAAGGCCAACCCGAATGCGCTGGTTAAGTATGACGACATGCGCGATTCGGTTCTCCAGGCGCTGCCAGCTACGCGCATGCAGGTACAGACGAACATCGGGTGCGCTCGATCCACCGCACAAGACTGGCTCAAGCAATTGCGCGATGAAGGTGTGATCCACATTGGCAAATGGCTCAGGCCGGAAGTAACTGGAAAGTTCGTTGCGGTGTATGTAGCAGGGCCCGGCAAGGACGCAGTTTGCAAGCTCAAGCCGAAGTGCTCAGCGGATTACGCGGGCAGGTATCGCGAACAGTCCCGAGAGCGTGAGCGAATCCGCTACCGACTGAAGCGGGCAAGCAGCAGGCAGAACACATGGCTTGGCGCACTGGGGGGGGCATGAGCGACAAGCAAGTCTACCGGATCACAGCAACGAATCGGCGGCACGTAGCGGAACGAGTGGCGAACCTGCCAGAGGGCTACGTCATTAAGACGGGGCCGAGCAATCGGACGCTAGACCAAAACGCAGCACAGTGGCCAATTCTAGAAGCGTTTAGCAAACAGTTGCAGTGGCCGGTGAACGGCGTGATGTGCGACCTGACGGCGGAAGAATTCAAAGACGTACTGACAGCAGCATTCAAAAACGAGACATCGCCGCGACTGGCGGCAGGACTAAACGGGGGAGTTGTGATGCTTGGAGCGAGAACTAGCAAGATGAGCAAAGAGACGTTCAGCAATTGGCTGGAGTTCCTTCACGCAGTCGCCGCAATGAAGGGAGTGACGCTGTGACCGGCTACCGAACCTACCGCACGCAGTCCCCTTCCCTCACCCGCCTGGCTCGCTGGATGGAAGAAGCAGAAGACAAGTTCATGAGCGACGAGCACGGAGAGCTGAAGGTATTCGCCTGCTTCGCTGCACTACTGTTTGCGGCAAAGACGCTCGGTGAATTGATTATCGACGTTGCATACAAATTTGGCCTGATTGGCTAACTGACTAGGGGAAATAGACATGGAAAAGAATAACGCTGCCCCCATCCCGCCACTCACCGCGCCAGCACCGCTAACCGACGAACTGCCGGCGATCCTGTTCGACGGACATGCCGTGCATCAGGAGATCACCCGGCACCTCGGAAATAGTCACTGTTTCTCGCCGGTAGCGGTATCGACCACGCTGGATGCAGTCGTGCGCCTGATGCGCGCAGAGCGTAAATCGGCTGCACCAGCACCGCAGCAGAGCGAGGGAAAAGTCTGGGGCGCGAGCGAGGCGCTGCTGTACGCCGCTCGCGTGGTCGAACTGTACGACGACGCGAGCCTGAGCCAGGACGATTACATGATCGATTCCAAGGACTGCGCCGCCATCCTGACCGCGTTGGCAGGCATGCCGATGTTCGCAGCCAAGGCTGCGCCAGCCGCCCCGGTGCAAGCAGAGCAGCCACAGGCAGAGCCGGTGCGGTACGAGTATCGAGTAGTGGGCTTTGGCGGCAGCCCGACACCATGGCGCGACACGTCGAAAGAGCGCTATGAGCAGATGAAGGTGGCGCCTCAAGTCGAATACGAAGGCGATGGGGTCATGTACGAAGTTCGCGCCCTCTACGCCGCACTCCCCGCCCAGGCAGAGCAGGTAGCAGCAGTGCGAGCGGCAGAGTGGATCAGCGTCGAGGACCGGCTGCCGGCGGACGGCTTCGAATACCTCACCGCTGGCTACAGCTACAACGACGCGGCCAAGGGCTTCTGGATTGAAACCGGCGTCAAGCAGGTAGACGGTTGGCATTACTACGGCGCCGGCCCTGACCTGCACTACCAGCCGACGCACTGGATGCCTCTCCCCGCAGCTCCGAGCACCGCAACCAGCAATGACACTGGCGCCCTTGGCGATACCGGAGGCGCGAAATGAACTGCGAATGCTTGAACTTCAATCGGACGAAGATTGCCGAGCACTACGCAAAGAAGGGCGTGGTCAATCCCAAGGTGTCGGAGACGTTCTTGGGGATCAACTTCGAGACTGGGCAAGGCGTGATTACGCTCACCTACACGATCCACGGCGACAACAAGCCTTACAGCACGCAGAAGGGCAAGCCGTTGAGCATGGTTGCCTCGTTCTGCCCCTGGTGCGGCAAGTCGACAAAGCGCGAGGTCAACGGCAATCAGTCCGGTGATGGCGCCCTTGGCGGGAAAGGGGTGGAAGCATGAGCGAAAAACGTTTCGTCGGCCACTTCTCCTGCGGCGCGGCGTCGGCGGTCGCAATCAAGCTGGCAATCGAGGAGAACAAGCGTCGGGCGCATCTGCCCTTTGTCGTGGTCAACCAGCACATCAAGCAGGAGCACGCCGACAACCAGCGGTTCCTGAAAGACTGCGAAAGGTGGTTCGGTGTCGAGGTTCAGCAGGTGGCGCATCCGCTTTACCAGGGCGACATTTACGCTGCCTTCGAGGGTGAAAAGTACATCTCGGGCATTGGCGGCGCAGTCTGCACGCGGACGCTCAAGAAGGAAGTCGCGGCCAAATTCTGGCAGCCGGGCGACATCGACGTGCTGGGCTACACCGCTGAGGAAGAAGACCGCTACAACCGTTGGATTGACGCTAACAACCACCGCCGCGCCAAACCCATCCTGATCGACCGTGGGCTGACCAAGCAGGACTGCTTGGCGATGGTGGAGCGCGCAGGGATCGAGCTGCCAGTCATGTACAAGCTCGGCTACGAGCACAACAACTGTTTTGAGGGCGCAACGAGGTTCCTGACCGACATGGGCACCCGCCGACTGGATGAAGCTGTTGGCGAAATTGTCCGTGTGCGTGGCGTCGGCGGCGCGTGGAAAGAGGCGACGATCCAATCCTTCGGCATCCAACGCCTGATGAAGTTAACGCTACAGCGTCCAGGACGCGAGAAGATCGTCTACGCGACGCCAGGCCACCGGTGGTTTGTAAAGCAAAGCACACACGGGGCAAAGGTCGAGCGCAGGACGGACGAGTTGAAAGCTGGCGACAAGCTCGCATCCGTGTATGGCCGCCTTAGCGCAGTGGTACGCCCGTCACCTTTTGGTGTTGCGCAAGGCATTGTGTTCGGCGATGGAACGCGCGGCAATACGCTCAACACAGCCGCTGTGCTTGTTTTGTGCGGCGAAAAGAATAAGGAATTGCTGCCGTATTTCTCAATGTGTCCAACAGGTGAGAAAGACGCCGGCATTGAAGTCCGCGATCTTCCTCGTTTCTGGAAGGATCTGCCGCGTTTGGATGATTGCCAGAGCTTTCTCTTCGGCTGGTTAGCAGGTTATTTTGCCGCTGATGGCTGCGTAAGCAGTGATGGCAGCTACGTTCTGTCGTCGGCGAAGCGTGATCACCTGGAGTTCGCACGTGATGTCGCGGTGCGACTTGGTATCGGCTCTCATGAGATTCGCCAGGTTGAACGCATTGGGACGGGCACGGAAGAAACAACGCTTTACAGCTTACCGCTGATCGGCGCGACGCTGCGCGAGGACTTCTTTATTTTGAAAGGTCATCGCGAACGGTTCGTTTCGTCCAGTCCGCGCGATGCTCATCAGTGGGCCGTTATCTCCGTCGAGGAAACAGACCGGGTAGAGGAAGTGTTCTGCGCTGTCGTGCCGGATGGACAAGCCTTCACGCTGGAGGGAAATATTTTGACCGGAAACTGCATCGGGTGCGTCAAGGCTGGCTCTGGCTACTGGAACAAGATCCGCGTCGATTTCCCAACCGAGTTCCAGAAGATGGCCGAGTACTCAAGGAGTAAGGGCGTTCGCCTGCTGAAGCGCGGAGAGGAACGGATCTACCTAGATGAGCTGTTGCCTGGCGAAGGTAACTACCAACAAGAACCAGAGGTGCAATGCGGCATCTTCTGCGAACTGGCTGAAAGGGAGTACACATGAGAGAGACCGACGATATCGATGACCTAGAGCCAGACGAACCCGAAGACGACACCTGCCCCGACTGCGACGGCCAGGGCGAAGTAACAACGATGGGTGGGCCTACCGATTGGGAGCCGCCAGTGATTAAGTGCCGCGACTGCGGCGGGACCGGGAGGATTGACTGACATGATGACCAATAAAACCACTGCCGGCGCTGAAGCAGGCTTTGACCTGGATAAGCTCAAGCCAATCATCGACGAAATCAAGGCCGCCATCGACGAAGTATGCAGGGGCGCCGATGTCTTCATGGCGTCCATGCTCGCTGCACAGAAAATCGACGTTCTCGCTCGCCGAGCTGCACCGGCTACCGCGGACAAGCCGGTACAGGCCGGAGAAGCGGTAGACAACCTGACTCCGCAGAGCCTGGACCTGTTGCGCAAGGGCTTGCGTGACTGGGAAACACCGGAGAACCGTTACGCCGCTCAGCGCGTGTTGGACGCAATCGAAGCCCGCGCCAGTCTTGCCCCGGTATCCGCCCAGCAGGGCGCAGCCGTGGAGTGCGGCAAGTGCAACGACACCGGAATTGTCGGCTTCCCGCCCGACCAGTACGAAGCCTGCCCTGACTGCAACGACCCCGCAGCCAAAGCACCGGCAGCGCTGGCTGATGCATTGGAACTTTTGCGGGAAATCGTTGACGTTGCCGATGCAGAACCGGAGTGCGTCACCGAGGCCATGTGGAAGCTGATCGCGGATGCCAAGGCGATTTTGCAGGGGGGAGCGTGTCCCGCTATTGCATCCGAGGGAGGTGAAAAGGATGCAGCCCGGTACCGCTGGCTGACTGAGAGTCCTGGCTTCATTCGGCCGAACCTTAACGGGCAGGCTGTTTATGTGAACTGGTCCGGTACACGCGAAGCGCTCAACAAAGCCATCGACGCCGCCATGCGCGCCACCCAGCAGGAGGGCGGCAATGAGTGATGCGAAGCGATGGACGAAGCGCGAAGCCAGGAAGGCGGCGCGCCGATACGCTTCCGCTCTGCTGGATGCTCAGGATTCGCCCGATTGGTGCATTGATGTCGGTCTGCCGCACGACATGGAAGAAGTATTCATGGACGAGCTACGCCAACTGGCCGCGCGCATCCGCAAAACGATCAAGGAGCAATCCCATGTCCAATAACCTGAACCAAGGTGGCGCGTACGATCCGACTTGCGGCGAGCGCGGAGGGGCGTGCGGCTGCGGAGGCGGACGGTGCGGGAAGAACACCCGCCGCACCCCTGCTGACGCTGTAGGTGCTGGAGAGCTGCCGCCGCTGCTGACGGACAGCCAGATCGAAGCCCTATGGGCGCGCCACGCCGACACGGCCAAGCCCGGCGAACGCCGCATAGCATTCGGCCGAGCCGTCGAGCGCGCCGCCATCGCCGCTGATCGCGCCCAGCGCAAGCAAGCCGGCCAGATAGCAGTCCCGAGCGAAGTTGAAAAGCTCAAGATCCTTGCGCTTTGCGGCGTCGATGACCTTGAGCGTGTGCATGTCGCGCTTGGGCTCGATGCTGACGCGCCAATTGACGCCGATGTCATGGTCAAGATGATCGCCGACCTGCGCGCCCAGCTTGCAGCCGAGGGCCGGGACAGCGCCAATAACGGCGCAGAAGGAGAGAAGGCATGATCGGAACTTTCAGCATCGTTGAGATTACGGCCGACGAAAGCGCTTTCGATCAGCCGTGCAAGTACGGCAATCGGGTTGACGGACATGCTGTCTATTGCCACAACAACGAGTGGCCCGACGCGCCGCGCAAATGCCGCCGCACTTGGTACACAGGGGGTAAGGAGCGCGATGAGGATTGCGAAGGATTCGCGGCCAATCTGAGCCCAGCCGGCGCCCAGGTATCTCCGCCAGCTCTTAATACCGATAAGGAAGGCGAGCAGCCGACGAACAACAAAGGAGAAAGCGCGTGAGCGATCTGATGCTTTACGGCGTGCTGCGCATGCCCTACCACATGGCGATGTCCGACCACATGTCGAGCTTCCAGTTCTGGAGCCGCGCGCAGGAAGCCGCTAGCCGACTGGAAGCCGCCGAGGCCCGGCTGGCCGAACTCGACCGCGCCCCTTCTACCGCTACTACTGCAGGAGAGCGACAGAGCATTGATACGCCGGAGTTTCGGGAGTTGCTGGGCAAATTGATCGAAGTCGTGCTTGGAACCGAAAAAGAGGTGCAATACGGTGCCACCCGCGCTGCCCTCATCGCCCACATCGACACTTGGGCCGCTCGCAGCGCTGGCGATGCAGTGCCGCTAATCGAAGACCTCGCAAAGTTCAACGGGGCCGGCGGCATGCAGGTGGTGAGCGGCTTCGTTGGGCGCGCGAAAGCGATCCTCGGCGCTGCTCCTGGCAATACCGCGCAGCCGACAGCATACGACACGATGGACCACGACCAGCTTAGCAAACTTGGACAGCAGCAGAAAGGAGAACACGATGGGCGTTAAAGGAAGCTGGCAACGACCAGGCGAGGGATACGAAGACGGGCATTCCCGCATATGGGGAGATAAGCCGAAGAAAGAGCAATACGTGCCGCCACCACTGCCGGGGCAGCAACCCAAGGACGATGCGAAGAAGGAGGATTGACATGCACAGCGATCATGAACTCATCAAACAACTGATTGAAGCACTTGGTGGCCTGACCAAGCCCGCCATCCCGGTCGAAATCGATTTGTGGGATACTGCGACAGTAGCAGCGTATCTCAAGCGAAGTGATGCGGTAGTCAGAGAGCGTATTGCCTGCCTGCCGGACTTTCCTAAGGCGATCCGCCCGCCGTCATCCAGAGCAGAACGCGGACGACCACTGTACGAGGCCAAGGAGGTGATTGCTTGGGCCAAGAAGTACAAGGACAAGAACTGAAATTAGCCGCCTCAGCGCGGCTTTTTCTTTACGCCTAAATTACGCATAGGCATTACAAGCTGTTGATTTTGCTCAGCATCTGATTCCGGTCACCGGCACCACATACCCCATCCGCATTGCCGCACTTTAAGCAACTCTTCAATAGAAATCAATGACTTAAGCTCAATCTGCAGAGCCCGCCAATACGACTGCGAGCCTCTGTAAACCACTCTTTTTACGCTTGAGTTACGCCATTTTTACGCCATAATTACGCCACTAGGGAAACAAGGGGCGTTGCATGGCATCTATAGCCAAGAGAGAAGGTGGTTGGCGGGCTCAGATCGCAGTCTTAGGCGTACGTGAGTCAAAGACGTTCGCCACCAAGGCCGAGGCGGTTAGCTGGGCGGCCAAGCGAGAGACCGAAATCAGGGAAGGCGCAAGTGCCGGCGTGCAGAGGTGGCGTACTCTCGATGACGCTTTCGCCCGCTATGAAAAAGAAGTGTCCGCCAATAAGAAGGGACACAGGCATGAAGTCTTGCGTATGAGCGCAATCGGCAGGACGGAAATCGAGGGCGTTGCGCTCAAAGATATGCGCTTAGTGGACATAACGCCTGATGTCATCGGCAAGTGGCGAGACCACCGGCTTAACGTTGACAAAGTGCTAGGCTCGTCCGTTAATCGCGATCTGAATCTACTATCCCACGTTTTCTCGTCGGCTGCACGCGAGTGGAAGTGGATCGCCAAGTCACCCACCACGGATGTGCGCAGGCCCAAAGACCCGCCGCCAAGGGACCATCTTTACACGGATGACGAAGTAGAGAGGATCTGTCTAGCGCTCGGTTTCAACATAGACCAGACGATTCCAGTCGCCACCACTTCCCAGCGGGCAGCAGTCGCTTTCCTATTCGCCATCGAGACGGCAATGCGAGCTGGCGAGATTTGCGGCCTGAAGAAAGCTAGCATCACTGGCAGAGTGGCGAAGCTGAAAGACACGAAGAACGGAACGAGCCGGGATGTGCCGCTGTCGAAGCGCGCCCTTGAACTTCTGAGCCTGCTACCAGAAGTTGCGGCCGATGAGCCACTGTTCGGCCTGACACCGGGAAGGCTAGACGCCCTCTTCCGCAAGGCCAAAACGCGAGCGGTGATTGAGGAAGGCACTTTCCACGACTCCCGCCACCTTGCGATTACCCGCCTAGCCAAAAAATTTAAGAGCGTTCTCGACCTGGCGCGCATGACAGGACATAGAGACTTGCGCAAGCTCCAGATCTACTACAACGAGACAGCAGAGGAAATGGCTAAGCATCTGGACTGATATCGCGGCTAGATTTGGAGCGTTTCCGGCATTGCTCCCGCTCGGCTCGGTCCTTGATTTTGGCGTCCTCAACCGATTGCCATTGCATGTTCGCTGCATCATCAGCACCGCCGGCACACAAGGGGATGATGTGATCGACCACGTAGCCAGGACAGCGCCTCTCGGGCTTCTCAGTCGCTGGGCATGGCACAATGGCGCGGAAAGTGCGAACGGCTTTCGGATCGCGCTTGATGTGCTCGCCAGCGTTGGCAGGAAGTGCGAGGATGAGGAGGCAGATGAGTAATCTCATCCGGAAATTGTACAGCTCATGCAGCAGCTTTTTCAGAGTATTTCTCGTTGATCCAGCTGAGCGGCACCGCCATTTCGTCAAACTGCCCATCTTCGACGTTGTGCAGCATGATGACGCCGTGCCAATGCTTATTCCCCTGCGGGTTCAGGTAATCCTCGTGATGTTCGTAGCAGGAGCCCGCAATGATGGAAGTAATGCGCTTTCCATCGGCACGGTACGCCGAAACGATCTGCCGTCCCTGTTGATGCCCCGCCACGCAGCTCATCATTTTCTTACTCAGTTGGGCCTGAGCCGTTGAGGCTGGCCTGCCCATGGCTCCGGTGCAAAAATAGTGACTAAACGCAACGCCACCAATTACCACTACCTCCAGGAACGGATACACCTCCCACCCGTATTCGGCGTATTTCAGGTCATCCGTGGAAATGGTGCCGTCGAGGATGGGATCATTGCTGATGGCTCGATTAATGCGGTCCTCGTGATTACCGAGGGTGAGCACCATGCGCGGACGGTACAGGGCTTTCTTGTTCCGTAAGCGCATCTCGTTGTACTCGCGCATTGGGCCGAGTAGGGCTTCCATGGCATCGTGAGCGGCTTTCACGTCCAGGCGGTAGCGGCGGCCCTCGAACGACTTCTTACCCTTGTCGTAGCTAGACAGGCTAGCGCAGTCCGCGAAGTCGCCGGCATGCACGATGACATCGGGCTTCTTGTCTACGATGTAGTGGCCGATGCGGCGCAGGAATGAAAAGTCGTCGCCAGGACGGGCCTGAGTGTCAGGAATAAAGAGGATCTTCATTTAGCCTTTTCTTCAGTCGGAAATGCTGTGCCTAGTGTTGCTGCGTCATTAGCGTGTCCTTGAGCTGCTTGTCCCATCGCTCGATATTCGTCTTTACACTCTGCAAATAGGGTTGCGAGGGTTGAGGCGTAAGCTCGGGAGGCTTCGGCGGAAGCGCTGGGCAGGCGCTCGCGTAGGGTTGCGATGGTGTCGCGCAGGCTGCTAGAAGACACGGCAGCAGCAGTAGCGGCAGTTTGGAGAGCCTGTGCATTCTTCGCTCCTTGGTTGATTGCGTCATTGAAGCGGGCTTGCCAATCGCGCTCCTTCTTTGCGGCGTCTTCCTTAGCTGCCGCAAGCTGCTTCTCATACTCGGTGCGCACCTCTGCCCTACCAATATCTCGCTCATGCTCCAGAAACTGATGCGCGCCATAGACTGCGCCGACCGCCAAGGCGCCGAATACGGCAATTTCTGCGGCCAGCTTGTAAGGGGCGAGCGCCTGGATCATTTGGCCGGGTCGGGGAAGATCATCTTCAACACAGCAGAGATCAGGCCGCCCAAGCCTGCAGCCTGCCCCCAATCCATACCAGCGCCGAACTTGGCACCAGTCAGGGCCACGAGGAAGCCAATGCCCTGCCAGGTCGATGGCTCGGATAACCGGGCCGCAGTGAACTCCAGCGCGCTACGGATGCGTTCTTTCATCAGCCCTCCTTGATAACTTTGATAAGGCGTTCGGCTCGGTCGCCAACCTGCCCATACCACTTGCTGTTCTTAAACTCTGAGGCGGCTGCGTCCCAACGGCCAGCCTCCAGCAAAGCAAGCGCGTTTTTAAAAGTCAGCAGGCGTGGAACACCCATGTTGAAAGCCATGTTCAGCAGCGCATCCTGGCGGTTGTCGCTCATCTTCGACCACCACGGCAGCGCCCGGTCTAGCTCACGGATCGTGCCGCGCACGTCGTTGTTGCAGAGCATGTAAGCTTCTGCGCCAGAGATACCGTTATCGGTGAGGTTCCTTCCTATGCCGATGGTCAGTTTCCCAATCAGCCGATCACCGGGGCGCAGCTCCTTGCCCGTAGCGTCATCGTAGGGCTTGAGGCGCAAAGCCTCGTCAGCCTGTAGCTGGCCCGTCACGTGTTCAAGGTTCATTCGCCACCCCGCTTCTTACGCAGGTAGTCGCGCATCTGCAGGCAAAGCCAGATGATGGACAACATCGAGGCAACGAAGGCCGCTATAGGCTGGAGCAGGCCGCAAAGCGATGCTGCCGCAGCGGTGTAGGCAGCAGCATCGGTTACGGTCTTGGCATGGTCTACCATCGTAGGCCTCTCGGTTAGTGGTTTCATATGAGGAAACCCATGGGTTGCTAATAAATCAGTGCTACACTGGCAAGATGCACATAGATCCGATTCAGCTTGGCTGGCTTCTTGCCATGGTCATCAACTACTGGTTATGGTCGCGTAAGAAGTAGGCGCTTTCGACGCTCCTCTTCCGTTTCCGGCTGAGCTAGGACAGCAGGAGACACGCCAAGTGCACCACCACCAAGCAGTGACACCGGAGCACGTGGCGCAGTCACGAGCGCGCGCGGAGCATCCAGGCTATTTGCCGACTTCATGCCGATAGCAATGTTCTGCGCCGGCTCGGCTAGAAGCCTGCCAAACGGAACTTTCGACAGCAACGAGCTGTTACCAACTCGGTCAAGGATGTTCGCCATCGCAGTAGGCGCAGTGTTTGAGTTGTTCACTGCCGACCCGACAGGCTGGAACTGCTCATAGCTAGCGACGCGCCCGATTGCCTTGAGTTGGTCGATTTCCTGCTGACTGAAGAACAGTTTCAGCTTGCGATCCCCAACTGCTTGCAGTGCCTTGTTGTAGGCCGACTGGCTGAAGTTGCCTACCTCGTCAGCAGCGCCGTTCAGCGCTTTTTGTTTGAGGAAGCTAGTGATCTGTGTCTTGACGGCATCCATCGCCTCGGGTGAGGTCTTGATGGAGTTCTTCAGCATCGCCACGTCCATCACGTTGGACTTTGCGCCGCTGCCGATGATGAACTGCTGCACGAACTTGTCCGGCTCGATACCGTCACGCACAGCCTGAAGGGCTGGGGTCTTTTCTACGACGCCCATCCAGCGACGGTTGACCATGCGTGCTTTGTTGAAGGCGTTGATAGCCTCTCGGCCGATTTCCTGCCCCGGCATCAGCGGCGTGTCGTCCAGAGCGGAGCGCACCAAGCCAAGCGCCTTACGCTCTGCTGCATCACTGCTTGCACGCTGAAGATCGCCAATGCGCGTTTTGAACTGCTCGGCTACGTCGACAGTCAGCGGCATTTCACCAGTGGCGGCCTTATTGAGCAGGTTTCGAACGTC